CTTGAATTATTTAAAGCAATATTTACCTCTCCTTGTGATGATTCAAATCTTGCAATACCTTGTGATGAACCATAAGCATGAAATTTTGTTGCAGGTGATGTCGTCCCCAATCCAAGATTTCCTGCGGTAATATATGATACTCCATTTGTATTTAATTGAATAGTAGTAGTACCATCTGATTTAGACATATACAATACTCTATCCGAACCACTTTTATAGATATTTACATCTCCTGAAAAAGTTGCCGCACCTGATGAGGCTAAAGTAAGTACATCGGTGTTATTTGTTCTTAATGCTAACGAATGATTAGTGGTAGTACCAAAATACATTCTTGTATTTGTATTATCATAACCAATAGCTGAACTAACTGCACCACCTGACCTTTCAATTACTAAAAATGGATTAGATGTAGTTGCACCCCAAGAACTTGCAAACCTTCCCGTTCCATTTACATCTAACTTATAACCCGAATCCGTGGTAGTTCCCACAAGTAGGTTTCCGCCATTTGTAAGTAACATTTTTGAACTTACTGTTGCAAAAGATGCACCTGTTTCAAAGCTAATTCCTGAATTAGAATCAGGTGCTGAACAAATTATTCTTGTTTGTCTTGCATTGTAATTTGTAGCAAATCCATAAAAATATGTTCCTGTATAATCGTAATCAATTCCTATTCTTACGTTACCACCATAACCATAATATACATTGTTTCCACTAACGTAAATAGAACTATCACCCAACGTGGAGGCACTTGTTGCCTTTGGAATATACCCACTTGTCAATCCACCAATCGTTCCACTAATTGTCCATGACCTATCCGCACTTAAATCATAAGTTGTGCCATTAATGGTTAATGTTCTTGCATTAGTTACGGGAGTGTAACCCAATGCGGTTGTAACCATACCACTTGTGATGCCACTAATATAACCCGATGGATTGGTAGCATTATAAGGTGTGTATCCTAACGCACTTATTATATCACTTGAACCTACCGCAACATTACCCGTAACACGACCTTTGGTGTCTAACGTAATTTTAACAAATGAACCACTAGAACCTTGTGTAATTGTTGCTAAGGTTGTAGTAATTGCCGTTGTGCCACTACCACTAACATCACCACTTAATGTAATTGTTTGATTGCCACTAATAAATCCACTAGGATTACTTGAATTGTATGGTGTGTAACCTAACGCATTGGTTACCATTAATGAAGTAATACCCGAAATAAATCCACTAGGATTACTTGCTAAATAATAGGTGCTATTATCGTAACTAATGGTTGTTCCACTAATCTTTACAAAACCCGTTCCGTTTAATGCGTTTTGCTTAGCCGTCCATGTAGCTTGTGTCGCATCGCTTGGCAATGAATACCCCGCACTAAATGCTAATGCTAATGTACCCGATGTCGTAATCGGTGAACCACTAACACTAAAACCTGTGGGTGCGGATAATCCTACACTTGTTACCGTTCCCGCATTACCACTTGAAACACTACCATCGGCCATTAAAAATTGCGATGATGTGCCTCCGCTTTTTATAAACTTATTAGCCGTTAAATCATTTACAAATGTTGCATTCCCACTTGAATACATTACGAACTTATTGGTAATACCACTATTAAACTCTAACCCACCACCATCGTTTTGGATATTCCAAATTGTACCACTACTTGTGTCGCTTAATTGTAATGTTGGTATTGATGATGAGATTGCTAAATCGCCACTTAATGAACCACCACTAAGATTTAACTTTAAGTTAAGTCCTGTATTTACCGCATTAACACTTGGGTACTTTGTAGAAGAAGCAGTTAAGTTTGAGGATAAATTTGAAATGGTTTGATACGAAGAAATAGCAGTAGCTAAAGGTAGGTATTCCGTTTGGTCAAGTTCCCAATTGTTAGCACCATTCTTACGAAGTAAACCCGTAGTTAAGGCTAATCCTGCAATAGATGACAAGTCAGCATCATAAGGTTGATAGGTTGAAGAATCTACACTACCATCCGCTTTAAGGAATTGAGTAGATGTACCACCTGCTTTAATTAATGCACTTGCCGTTAAGTTATTAATAAACTCGGCATTACCATTAGCAAATATGTAAAACTTATTAGTTGCACCATAATTCAACTTAAAAGAAGAACCATCATTTAAGATATTCCATGTAGTTCCCGAAGAAACATCACTTAATGCAATTGTAGGGTATGAGTAGTTTAATGTTAAACCACCACTTAATGTACCACCACTTAAGTTTAACTTTAATGCTAACCCACTATTTACCGCATTTACCGATGGATATTTAGTTGTGGAGGCAGTTAACGTAGATGATAAATTTGCTAATGTTTGATAAGTGGAAATTGCAGTAGCAACACTTAAATATTCGGTTTGGTCTAACTCCCAAGTATCAGTTCCATTCTTTCTTAAAAGACCCGTAGTTAATGCTAAAGCATCAATTGCAGTTAAGTCAGCAGATAATGGTTGATATGCAGTTGCATCACTTGAACCATCAGCCTTTAGGAACTCCGTAGATAGCCCTCCTACCTTCTTAAATTGATTGGCTAATACGTTTCCACCAACCACTAACTTTTCGGTGATTGTAGATGTCCCTATGCTTACATTATTACCATTAGTAAATATTGGTGAATTATCAAGTAATAACGTATCATCGTAAAAAGGAATATATCCTTGAGTCTTAAATATTCTTCTATTCTTCCATAAAGTTGTAGCAGTATCATAAACTAAAACATCTTTATTTAAAACTCCTGTAATTTGAACATTATGTAGTTCATCTATTTCATAACCATTATCAACCTTTACAAATATCTTTCCGTGAATAGCATGAGAATAAGAAACAAAACCAAGGATAATTGTATGTATAGGTGCTTGTGGCTTAATGTTAGTAATCTTACCAGCAGTAGTTCCACTTAAATATAATGTATCGCCATCATTCCAAGTTTCACCTTGTAAAGAACCTGTTGTATTGATTTCATCTAATATCCCAGAAGTCATAATAAAACCTTCTTGGTTATTATTAATATTCTCTGCAACTATACCAATGGTATCTTTTGAATTAGCATCATTATTAGCTAATGCTAATCCTACTTGCAACCTTTGTCCTTGAGCACCAATAATCTTTACTACCTTATAATCAGCTTTAAGCAAATTAGCAGTAGTTCCATTGACAACCCTTGCGACACTATCTTGACCTATTTGTAAATTAACTGAACCACCATTAAGCATTAAACTTGCAGTACCATCAGTTGTATCCCAAGCAATTGTTCCTTGAGTAGTTGGTATAGATGTTGGTGAAGTATTTAATTGTAGGTAATCAGCTTTTAAACCAAATGTACCTAAATCTACATTTGTTGTAGCCCCAGTATAAGGAACTGAATTAGATAAACTTGCAATAATAATACCCATAACCACATTGTTAATCAATGGGCTATCAGGATATACACGAACATTACGAGTGTACATTGGATTCCAATCCGTTCCATGAGAACGAATCCAAACATAATAATCCGTAGTGGCAGTCAATGTGACATCAATATCGGGGTCATCAGTTTGGAATGTAGTTGGAGTAGTCGCAGGAAAAGTATTTGCGATAGTCACCCCATAATCAATGTTTCCTGCAACAGGCATTGGAACGTAACCTGCTGAAGTAAACTCTTGAAATACTCTTATTGTCTTTATTGCCATTTTATCTATTCTTTTTGACCTATTGGGCTAATCCAACAGTCATCTGTGTACACCTGTGTAAAGTAAGCCAAATTTACATTATCTGAACCACTACTACAACACAAATGCTTTTCGATTGTGCCATAACTTGCAGTATCATCTATTGAGGTAGCTAACGTTATCCAAGTGATTGACGCAGGAATAGTTGTTTCGGGTTGTAAAGAATATTTAAAAGTTATTAAATTATCAGCTATATCCATTTGAAACCAAATGCCTTGACTAACTCCAATGTCAGTTGGGAATGATGTTAGAATAATACCATCGGTTGTTGCTCTACGATATATTTTTATAAATCCATCACCATCAACCATAATACCCACAAAAGGTACATTGTCCTTAGCTTGTTGCCTTAATTGGATTCCTGCTTTAGCACCTGTGGTATCAGCATCGAAAGTCTTTAAATAAGCCCTTAATGTAAAGGTTGTAAGGGTTTCACTCCACCCGTAGATATATCCTTCATCCTTGGTCGAATAAAAGTCTCCTGAGCCATACATCTCGATAGATGTTCTACTCTTGTAGTAAAAGTATCCTATTTCTCTTGCCATTGTAATTAAGGTATAAAGTCATCCATAAAGAAGGCAACGAATTTACTGAATAATGAACCCGAACCACCAGCTTGTCCAAGGTCTGTACCTACCCCGTTACGATTTTTTTTTTAGAGGAACTAAGTTCCTGATACACGATGTTGTTTTCAACATCAAATAGCGTACAATTTATGGAAGGATTAATCTCGTTGGAGGTGAGTTCCATGAACACAACCTCGGCAGTACAATCTCTTTCATTTAGCTTCATTGACAATGGGAAAAACTTCTTGTCTGCTAATGCACCTTGAACAGGAAAATTATAAATAGCACCATACTCAAGTTGTTCACCAATAATAGTTCCTGTAAAAATATTACGATAATCAGAATATTGATTAAGTACATTTCTTACCGCTAACTCTTGAATCTTATATCCATACTCCTCATTTCTTTCGTAATAGATTTCACTTAAAGAAAATCCATCTGCAATAATATTTGACTCATCGTTGATATAAGTTATTCCATTTTGCTTTAAGATTGGGCTACCATTATAGACAGTAATCACACTAGGATTAATAGATGTGTCTTTTGGATTTACTGCAATTGTACTTTCTAAATTATAAGGTATAATTGATTGTTCACCAATAGAAACCTCTACGTTTAAATAAGTAAAGATTTGGTTGTACAATCCTGCATAACCTGGGAAGTAATAAACCTTGAAGTAAACAGTACCACTATGAGGTAAATTGATATTTGTTTCAGAAGTAAAATTATTTCTACCCATAGATGGTTGAGTAGTTGTCCAAACACCTCCTGCAAAATACTTTGTAGTGTACCCTGTTTCCTCTAACCTAATCTCAAATCCAATATTTGATAAAACACCTAAGGTGTAAGAAAAGGATTCATCAGAAGCCAAATAAACACTATACTGAACGTAAGCATTTAATTGAGTTAAAGCTATATTCCATTCAGTTGTACTATTATTTAAACAAGGGTAAGCATCACCACTAACTGTAAAACTATTCCAAGACATTGCAGCAGGAGGAGTTCCTGAGGCATTATCTAGGATGGTTAATGTTGCAGCTTGACCTGCTCCATCAGTTTGATATTTTGCATAGGTATAACCTAACCCATCCTTAGAAAAAATATTAAGATTGCTATTTAGAATAGAATCTCCGTTGTAATATTGGTAATCTATTTGACCTTGCTTATAAAACCTTCTAATTTTTCTTTTAGGTTCTGCAATAATCAAGAAATCAGTTCCGTGATAAAATTGTCTGATTGTATTAGTTCCCGTGTAAGAACCTGCATTATTATATTTGTCAGTTGTGTAATTACCAAATACTAAATCTTTTAGTTTAATAATAAACCATTGACCTTTATTTTGATAAATAACCAAATTAAAAATATTACAAATGCTTTTAATGATATTATCAACTGAAATAGGTTGATTGCCTTTTTCTCTAAAGACATTTATGTATGTACCTATAACATCTATAATTCTATCAAAAGATTGGTAGTTCTTATTTTTTAACTTTAGTAAAATGTTAAAATTGTAATTATACCCAATAAATCTTAAAGCACTTGCAAAGATGTCTTTAAATGAATTTATGCCGTATAACTTTCTGCCATTGTTTTCTTTTAAGATAGCATTCTTAAATGCACTTAATCCATCAATGGTCTTAAACTCAATTGCAGGATAACGTAAGAATATATCTTCTTCACATAACTCAGGAGAAACAAATCCTGTCCAAAATAAAACACCATTACGATAATATTCTAACACATATTCTTTTTCATCCTCACTAATAATACTATCCATATTGATAGCACCACCTAATACTTTAAAAGAAAGAACACTACCTTTAATTGGGTAGAATATATCATCGTCAGCAGTAGGATAATCAATCTCAACGGGAGTAACTTGCCCATAAGGAATTGTTATTACTGAACCCGAATAACTCTTTTGTAGAATTAAAACCTTGCAACTAACTACCTTAAGTGCTTGGTCTTTAAATGGCTTACAAGTACCATCAAATTCAAATTGATATTTAGTTCCGTATCCTACCATTATCTACCTGTGACTCTTAATACTGTTTCTAATGATTTATTTATTTGATAACCTGTTTGTGTTGCAGTAATTGAACCTGTAAGGTCAATAGCTAATCTAACAACTTGGCCACCATAAGTTTGACTTCCGCTTTGGTAAGTTGTACCACTTTTAATAGCAGATGAAGTAGCAGATGACATACCCGAAGTGGATACACTTGAAGCACCTTTTGCTTGGATAGCTTGTGATGTTTTCTTGCCTACATTTTGCATTGCAGTACCAATTGCTACTGCTGCCATACCAATACCAATCAATGCACCACCACCTAATCCTTTAAAGGCATTCTCAATAATTAATTTAACGATACCTGCTTTAATTGCCGCCTCTCCTACTTGCACCAAGAATCCACCAATAGCATCCAAGAACATTGCACCTAAAGATGCAAAAGCATCTCCAATACTTAAATCTCCTGATATTACACTACCAACTATTTGTGAGAATCCAACTGCTAATTGTGTTGCTACTTGAACTTGTGCAGCATAAACCTCAGCACCAAATCTTTTAAGATTATCTGCTTGGCTTCTAATTCTTGCTTCGTCAAATCCAAATTGTATTTTAGTTGTATCTAATGAAGGTTCAAAACTTTCAGCACCCTTTTTATTTATTTCAATGGCATTATTCATTGAATTAATCAACAAATCTTTGCCTCTTTTAGCATAAAGTTCTTCTAAGAAAGCCCTTTGTTTTAAATGGGTCTCCTTTAATGCAGTTGTATCAATACCAAATTTATCGTATATCTTTAATTCATCTTGCTGATTAATATATAAATCAGCTAAACTTTTATCACGATAATTTTTTTCAACATCTTGAATTGCAGAATAACCTAATACTGCGTTATCAAGTAAATCTTTATATTTTTCTTTGTCTTTTTTAAGTATAAAATTTCTATTAGACTCGTCTACTTTACCTATTTGAAAAGGTATTTCTTCTTCAACTTTTGGAGCAGGCCCATCTTTTCCTGGAGGCTTATTATCAAAATTTACGTTATTTAGTTTAGCGTATATTTTCTCTAATCCCTCTAATTCCTTTCTTAATAAAGTTATTCTTTTTGTTGCTTGGTCTTGAGTATAAATTCCTAAAGTAGGATTAATAGGATTTTTTTGTAATTCTGAAATTTGACCTTTTAACTTATTAATACTTTCTGCAACAGATTCAATTTTAAATGAATTTAGGGCATTGTTAGCTTTTGCAATAGTTTCATCAATTGCATTTCCAAAATCATTAAATTTATCAATTGCGAAACCCAATGCTAAAGCAATAGCAGGTAATGCTAATAAAATCCAACCAATTGCATTAGAACTCATTAATGCTACCATAGCAACCCTAACTGCGGCAATTGCTTTAGATAAATTAAGCATTGCAGTAATAACCCCACCTATGATAAATGTAGCTGGCCCAAGTAAAGCTAAAAAAGCACCAATCTTTACAATAGTGGTTTGAGCCTCAGGAGATAATGCTAAAAATTTATTCTTTAATGTTTCAATCGTTGCCGATAAATAAACAAAAAAGTTTTGAACCCCACTTGCATTTGCTAAACTTTGACCAATTTCTGCAAAAGCAAAAGTTATACTTTCTGACAATTTATTAAATTGACCTTGTAATGTTTGAGATTGTTTATCAAGCATTCCGTAAAACCTACCACCCTCACTTGTAGCATACTTCATTGCATCTGCAACTTCCTGTACACTAATCTGACCATCGTGCATTCTCTTTGTAAGAGAAGCCATTGATTCACCTGTTTTATCTGAAATAGCTTGCAGAGGATTAAATCCTGCGTTAATCATCTGACGAGTTTCTTGACCCATTAAACGACCCGCTGCATTTACTTGTCCAAATGCTAAAGCTAAACGAGAAAACTTATCTGAATTACCGCCTGATATATCCCCTAATCTTTGAGTTATCGGTATAACTTGTTGAGCAGTTAATCCGTAACCTAATAATGTTTGAGCACCTTTTGTAATGTCTTGGAACTGCATAGGTGACTTTAAAGCCATATCCTTTAATTGACCAAGCATATTCTTGGCAATTTCTGCTGAACCTGTAAATACTTCAAATGATACTGCTATTTGCTCAAAACTTGCAGCATTAGTAAATAATTGTTTGCCTAATAAAACTAAAGGGGCAGTTAATCCAACAGTTAATGAAGAACCAAACGAAGATAATTTAGAGCCTAATTTGTCTAAAGAACTACTAAGAGATTGCACTTTGGTAGCATTAGAACTTGCAGTATTACCAAGTCCTGCAACTGCTTGTGACGCTTGGAGACAAGCTGCTTGTAACTTGGAGGCATCCCCTGTAAATTCTACACTATGTATTACCGTATTGTTTGCCATTACTCAATTGAATTAATCCATTTTTTTACTATATCATCCGAAAGATACTCTTTTTCTTTTGTTTTATTATTATGCTTTCCAATGTCATCAATCCACAATGGCAAAATCTCCTTTGGTTGTTTAACTTCTTTACCACCCATTGCTGCTAATGAAGCCCACATTTGATGTCTAATCATATTGAATTGAAGTGCATTTCTATATTCAAATCCATACTCATAATCAAGAAATTGACCAAAAGTCATTTTTCTCCACTCCCAAGGTTTAAGTCCTGTCCGATTAATTCTACTAATAACTGAACTCCAACTTACTACCTCTTTTTTTTTACACTTGCGGAGGCAGGTACTTCTAAATCACTTGGCATTAAATCAGAATTAATCCAATCAATAACTTTAACAACAGTTGTTTGAACTAACCATTTAGTAGCAACCATTCTTGCACCCTTTTGCTTTGCAATTAAATTCTCAGCTATCTCATCCTCACCGTTACAAAACAACCAATAGATATGGCCACTTAACATCATATCTCTTGTGATATTTATTAACTTGTTGTGGTCATTTTCAAACTCCTTCATATTAATTAGGTCATTAAAATCACCACCTAATTCTTTTACATAAACATCGTTTATGCAACCAAGTGAAAAGTCAAAGTTAATTTTCTTTCCTTCAAATGTAATTGTTCTCATTGTTTTTGTGTTTGTGTTAAAGCAAAAAGGGCAGGAATAAATTCCCACCCCAAATGTAATCAAAAATTGTTATTATTAAACACTTGGTACTACACCTTTGCTCAAAGTACCTGTTCCAACTAACTTAACATCACAAGTAGCAATTGTTTGGTCTGCTGATTTAACAGGCTCAGACTCAATGTACGCTTGACCATACAAAGTAGTGTCAGTTGCAGTAGAAGTCTTAAATGTAACGTGTAATTCAGTTTGGTCTAACCAAGCCGTTAACAACGCATCATAAGTGTAAGATGTAGTAGGGTCAGCGTAGTCTAATAATACTGATGCTGATAATCCCCATGACTTACGACCTGGAATTTGTGTTTTCCAAGCACCACTATCTTTACTTGAAGTTTCAATCATTGTAGTTGAAAGTTCAATATCGCAAGTAGTTTCATTTGTTAATAATTTACCACCTGCTCCAGCAGAACCACCGATATAGATTCTTAAATCTGTTCCTTTTACTAATGCCATTTTATTTTTAATTTAATTGATTTAATAATTGACTAAATATTATGCTTTCTTCAACTTGCCAACCTGTTGGCAATTGTAATATTAATGAATTTGTTTGATATTCACAATTGATGACTTGCCAAGTTGTAAGGTATTGACTAAAGCCATAAGTGTTGTTTGATGTAATAATTCTACCAATAATTATGTTAGCAATATCATTAACTTCTTTTTTACCTCCTTCTTCGGAAGTATATCTTTGAATAATACTAACTTCTATATTTGCATCCCTCATAAAGTTATCCTTAGACCTTTCGCCTCTTGACATTTGAGTTCCTAAAATAATAACAGGATAAAGTGCTTCAGATGGCACTATTTCATCATAAACACCAACTGCTTGACCATTATAAGTAATGCCACTTAATGCTTGATAATAAGCCTTTCTTAAATCATAATCACAATTCCTATTTATCATTTTATTAGATTTTTAACCGCAGTAATATTCTTTTTATCAATTGCCCTTCTTCCTAAAATAAAAGCATTTAATAAATACTTTTTTTGCCGAGTATAGTTTTCGGGGTAATTAGTTGTTTTAAATGTTTCAGCATACCCACTAAACTCTGAATACTCACCATCAATTCTTAATCCTTTACCTGTACCAAACTCTTTGTATGCAGCATAGTATGCTTTAAAACCAATAAAATAAGAAACCTTTGAGCCTTTTTGAATCCCATTTTTAAAAAATGAGCCTCTTAATTTACCTGTTTTATAAGGGGCATCTCTCATAGCCCTTTTCTCAACTTTATCAGCTTCGTCATCAAGTATTTGAAAAAGGCTATCAACACCTTTTTTAGATGCACGTTCAAACTTATTGGCTAACACTTTTGTGCCTTTAAATTGCATCTTAATCACGTCTTCTTGCTGCTTTAAAAGTTATGTGTTTTTTAGTAAAATCAGAATCCATGATATTAGATATTGCATACTCAATACCATTAACCTCTAAAATATCAGTTGTTCTAGGTATAAACTCAGCACGGTATCTCATCTTTCCTTCAAAGGATTGATTTGTAGCAAAGTTGCCACTCTCAATGTTTCTAATACCTCCGTAGTTACCATAGAACGAACTGGTTTCCGCAAAGTAAATACTTGTCGTATAACTTGAATACGTTAACCCACTCAAACCACCTGCCCCATCTGAAGTAGCAGACAACTTGCGTTTAAATGTTCCTTTAATTCTATTTAGCTTATTATACATACATTGGGCGATAATGTCTGATTCTATCTTTTACCTCTCTTAAAGCCAATCTTTTGTCTTGTACCGTATCATCGTAATCAACCGCTACAATGTCCAAGATAGCATTCTTTAAGTCAGCAGGAAGGGAAGCATATCCAGCAGTATATGTAATAACAATACCTGATGCCGAATAAGCACTAAATTTAGTTGAATCAAAACTTGTTGTATAATCTGTTAAAACTACTAAATCAGAATCAGTCACCGAAATAACAGATTGAACAGGTGTAAAAGCTAATTCAACTGTACCATTAATCTCGACATATGATTGTCTAACAGTTTTAGTTTTCAAAGCCTTTTGAGTAAATAATTCTACTTCTCTAAAAGCAGATTTAAGCAACTCGGTAATCTTTGCATCGTCATCACTAAAATCCACATTGATATGGGCTTTTGCCTCAGATAATGGGATTATCGTGGTAACTGCAATACTATCCGTTACAACAGTCAAATCCATTCCTTGGGTTCTGACTGATTCTAATTCGTAAGACATTATTTCTTTTTATAAGATGGTTTTACAACTTTGTTTTCTTCGGGTTGAATAACATCATCACTTGCAATGATTTGAACAAAATTACGAGCATTTAATAAATCTCCTCTTTCTTTGTTCACTTTCCATTCATCCCCTGGATTTCTCATAACATTTTCTACTAAGTCATGAAATAATAAAATACATTTTACCGTTACCATATCTTTTATGTTTAGGATTTAAAAAATAAGCCTACTGTTCCAATGGGAAGTAGGCTCATAATTCTCAAATTTAATTATTTACTAAGAAGTTGCGAAAGAACCTTTTCTCATTGCAGCAGCAAAGTAGATAGGCATTGCAATTGACTCCTCAACACGAACTGTTACCAAGTTCTTAGTAAAGTTGTCACCATCTTCGTAAGCGAACTCAGTCATGATGTTATCTTCGAACAACAACTCAGCAGCCTTATTGAAATCTCCAACCATGAACGTGTTAGCAGTCACGATGTCAGAAGCAATGATAGGCACACCTGCGATAGTCATACGCTGACCAGTCAACAATGATGGGTGAGAATAACCTGCACCTGACTCTTTGTTGATTAACAATTCCATCTCATCAATAGGGTTAACCATGATAGCAGATGGAGAGAAACGAGCAGCTTTCAATTGAGCAATTGAGTTAGCTAATTTATCCCAACGGTTAGAAGCGATAGTTACAGTTCCTGATGGAACGTAAGTAGTAGCTGACTCATAAAGACCTGCGAAAGGAGAAGTTCCTGCGTAGTCATACAAGTTAGAATCTTCAACATCTAACAAGTCATTAACCATTTGAGTTGAAACGAATTGTTGCAACCAAGTCAAACGAGATAACATTTGCTTAGAAATCTTTGCGTAAGCAGCGATAGTCTTAGGAGTTACCTCAGAGATTGTGAAATCGTAATCAACTTGAGCCTTAGAAGAACCTTCAGTTTGGATACCTGGAGCACCTTCTCCTGATGTTTTCTTAGCATACTTGAATACACCGTTTTGCTCGATAGTAGAAGTACGCAAGATGTCACGCAAGTGAATTTGACGGAATGGGTCAGTCAAGATTACGTTAGATAATCCTGCAATCTTAGTAGCCCAATCAGCACCAATGTTAGCAGTAAGGTTCATATCACCTACCGCTTTGATGTCTAAGTTCATTCCAAAAGCAGCATCACGACGCTGTCCCAAAGCCTTGAATTTATCAGCGTTAGCTTCGAAAGCCTTAGCTAACATATTCTCCTTCTTAGCAGGAGCATTGTTCTTAGCATCTAAGATAAAGTCAGTCATTGACTTCTCAACAGTTCCTAATTTCTCCTCGAAAGAAGCTAAACGAGCACCTGCATTCTTAGTCTCTGAAATTAAGTCTTCAAGACCTAATCCTTCCATCTCACGACCAACACCTTTTTGAATCATTTCGTTGATATCGGATTTTACCTCCTCAACAATTTTTTTAATATCCTCCATTATTTAAACGAGTTTTTAAGTTGTAATAAAAATTCTAATTGGTTTTTGCGTTCAATCTCCGCTGGGTCAATGGGCTCAGGAGTGGGTTCATTCGACTCCCGCTTTTCATCGACTAACTTCAACATTTCCGACTTTATAAAGTTATACTCTATTTCTAACAATTCATAAGTTTCATCCTTCAAATTTCCTTTGCGGAGATTCTTATAAAGTTTATCATATCTATCTAATAATAAATTCTTGTCTAATGTCTTTAAACCAATAAATGGTGTATCAGGATTAGCTGCCCAAAGCACAGAACTTATTTCAAATAATTTTACCTCTTGTATTTCGTAGTAAGAAGTTTTACCTTTTTCTTCTACTTTACTTTCTTTGATTGTAGAGAAACCAATTGAGTGTTGATTAATTAAACCTTCTTCATAAAGTTTTAATGTGTCCTCACCTGCTTCAGTATCTACAATCTTTGCTTCAAAGTATAAACCATAATTATCTTCTTTAAGAAGTGTTGGCTTACCATTAACCTTTGAAGTGTCGTGGTCGTGTAAGAACCAAATCTCGTTCTTTCCCTCTGGCCCACGTTCCTTAATGGTCTTAGAAAATGCCCCTGGCATAATCATATCCCCATGAAGGTCGATATTACCAAACTTAGCGGCATAACCCATTACGATTCTGCGTTCTAAGTCTAAATCGGTAACCTCGGCAAATGATTTTATTTTATAATCTCTCATATCGTATTCAATCTATGCAAATATAATAAAAATTAATAACTACCAAATATTTCTAAATGTACATCAAACCACATCGGCAATTCACAACCTCTTGTGCAGGAGCATTTCCATCCCCAGGACCACTCATCA